GAAATTACAGGACTCATTGAATGCTTTCTCTCCACAAGCTAAGAAAGAGATGAAAGAATTTAAATCTTTAACTAGACAGATAGATACTGATTATTCGGGTTCCCATGATTGGACACAATGGGCTGTTAAGAATAATGAAGATCCAATAAAGATAATTGAAGAACTTAAGAGATGGTATATTCCATGAACGAACATATATTTCAACTAGCTCTTTCGTTTTCCCTCCGTTGGGAGGGAGGAGATAAGTATACTAACGATAAAGACGATCCTGGTGGTGAGACTAAGTATGGGATATCGAAACGTGCATACCCTGACGTTGATATCAAGAGTCTTACGCTGGCGGAGGCCAGCTTGCTCTATAAGCGAGACTACTGGGATAAACTTGGATGTGATAACTTAGAAAAGAAACTAGCGATAGTTGCTTTTGATTGTGCTGTTAACTGCGGAGTAGGGAGGACTAAATCATGGCTTGCGGAACTAAACGAAAAGGAAAAGGTGGAGGCGGTAAAAAGAAGTGATAAGTGGCTTCTTCAACGTCGAATCCAGTACTACAAAATTCTAGTCGAAAAAAAACCAGCCCTCAATAAATATATCAAGGGCTGGTGTAATCGAGTAAATGACTTGTCTAAATACGTGGATATTGTGACAGCCTAGTTTTATTTTTTTCGCTCTTTAACATCCACACTACATCGACCAGCTTTACGCTGGTCTTTGTTTATCTCCATAGACAATAATTACTCGAACGATTCCAAGATCTAGGATGAACACGTCTTGTTCAAACTGGAACTCACAACCAATCATAAAACCACTTATCCATTGTAATAGAATCATGAACCGCAAGTACCTCCTTTCCCACCAATTTCACAGATATCATTCTCCTCGTACACAACACCTTTGTGTTTGATTGCTTCACTATATGGTACCTCAGTCAGGGGTTGTCCACCACGTGAACCATCAGGGTAGCAGGTAAATCCCCGGAGTCGTGGTGCATAATTTGCAAGTGTGTTTGCAAAAGTTCCAACATCTTGGGGAGAATTTCCTTTGGTTCCCCAAGGCGGGAGATTGATAGTTGATGAGATGGACATGTCAACGTAATCTTGTATGTCTGCTTGAAACTTGATTCGTCGTTCGTAGTCATGGCTTAACTTGTAAGCTGTGTCGATTGTGTCTGGGTCGAGTCCGAACTGTTTGATGAGGAGATCTGCTGTGCTGTCGACAACATATTCGTACTTCCATTTTGTTCCATCAGTGAGATACCTTCTTTTATAAGCGACTGCAAATAATGGTTCAATTCCAGTAGTCGTCCCTGCAAGGATACCAATAGTGCCAGTTGGTGCAATGGCTCGGTATGCAATGGGTTTACTGATGAATAGTCTTTCACAATGCTCATCAGCTGCTCGTTTAGATTCATGTTGGTAGACATCTAACCATCCTTCTAATTCAGTATTGACTTCATAACTATAACCTCTTTGCAAGAGCCACTCATGGATACCCATAAGTCCCAGTCCAAGACGACGATTCTTTTCACGAACAGCATACACTTTATCGTAGGGTAAGTCTGCACGTAATGTCCCGCAAACCAAGAATTTGGAAGCCAGTGTAACCACGTCTTTGAACTCAGCAATACTAGAAATATTACCAAGATTAACACTACCAAGATTGCAAACATCTGAGTCATCTTCTGATGTAACTTCAGTGCAGGCATTTCGTAGTGTTTCATTCTCTTTATCTCCGAAGTTGAAACTGAATCCCGGTTCTCCAGTCATCATTGCTTGTTTGCAGTTCTCAAGAAAAACTGAATTACCTGCTTCACAACCCCAAGCATCATCATAGTTGATACTTATGTTAGTCATGTCTAAATGACCGGGGAAATTAAAATCAGCTGCTTTCTCCCGTACTGTTATTTCATTCCAGTTCTTTGCCACCATAAATTTTGGAATGTCTTCGTGCTGCCAGTTAATAGAGGCGTAAATTGCAGAACGCCTCGAACCTCCCTGCATAACTGATCTTCCAATCTCATTAATTGCAGACATGAGTGGAATAGGCCCGGACGAAGTTCCGCCAGTGCGGGATAAAGGTTTACCTTCTGGTCGTAAGCGCGAATAATCAATGCCAATTCCACCCCCTGTAGTGAGACAGTTCATTGCTCTCCAAGTTACATTGGCCCACTCTTCTCTGGTGTCTTCTTCTGCGCGTAGAAGGTAACAGTTGTTATAGGCTTTGTAAGGTCGTCCAGCATAGTAGAGATAACGTCCACCGGGTACGAATTTAAATTCTTTAATATACTCTGCAAGCTGTTGCCTATCGCCTTCACTAAGGAGAGGACGATCGGTTCCCCAACGACTTCCACAAACGTCTTCGACAAGTCGATCCGCAAGAGCGTCCCAAGAATCTTCTGGTCCTTGGGCATACTTTTGTCGAAAGATGTTTCTGGCAAAACTGGTTTTAAATCGCTCATGGTACATCCCTTTGAAACTCCTTTACTTGGTTTTCTCCATCTCGTTCTAATTCTTTACGAACGCGGTACTTCTTTTTACCATGAGTCTTCTCGGTATCCTTCTGCCGGAAAGTCTTCTTGTTCGTTTTCAAATTCTTTTGCGAGTTGTTCATACTTATCTTCTATTTTATCTACAAACCTATCTACTAGATCCTCACTAGAGATATCTAATACCTCTAGTAAGGAAATCTCATCAATACGCTTGAGATGATTGATTACATCTGCAAGTGTTTTCATATAAGTTACTTTACTGCTACTCCATTTAACTTCTCAAATGTACGCATGCCACCTAGACCAAGCATACCAAGCAATAGTGTCAAGAGTGTGCCCATATCAAGTTGTACAATTTTAGGAATAAAGGCAACTAGAACAGGATAGATTAGAAATTGATACCCAAGTCCTGTACCACATACCCATCCAATATATGGTCGCCAACCTGACGTAAACATATTTGGATTTGTTGCCTCTGCCTTGTTAATATCCAATTGGCCTTGTACAAGTTGTACAGCAGCAGCAAGTTGCTGCTTCTCCTCCTCAGACTTATCCGGCCAAATTTTATTAACAACTGTTGTTGCTAAATTTGCAACCTCTCCTACACCAGTAATATCAAGTCCCATTTTCTACCTCCTGCTTCTTTTGTTTTTTGTAGGATACATTTAGTTCTCGAATAGACTTGATCATAGCTACTGGTATTTTAATTCGACTATTGCTTTGGGCATGATGTTCTTTATCAATACTAGAAGCAATAACAATTGTATTGGTTCCTTTTGCAATAACGAATCCAACAGTAATCATTAGTTCTTCTTCAGTATCTACATCTTCGTGGGTCTCCCATCCGAATGTAGTAGCGGCATCGTGCCACTCTACAATTACAAGAGGAAGACCAAATTTATCTGCCATTATCGGTTATCTCCTGAACCTCCGATAACTCCACGAGCTTTACGATCTTCTAGTTTAGCCCAGTTACGTTGGAGAACATCCTCAGCATTAAAATTAAGTTCATCACAGAGACGAGCAAGGTACCAGAATACGTCACCAATCTCATCAATAGTAGCCATTACATCAATGCCGCCATCACGGATTTGTTTCTTTACTTTTCCTGCTACTTCACCAGCTTCACTAGTAAGACCTAATGCTAGGTATGAGATTGCTTGCTCTTTAGGATAGATTGCTGTCTGACGTGTCAGTTTCTGATAAGCTTCTAGATTCATTAAATTTCCTTTTTAAAGTTTCAATATAAATGGTAGCATCCATGAGTTCTTCTTGTAGATGTTGCAGCCATTCAATGGCACCAAGATCAGAACGTTCAGTGGTTACTCCATACTTAATTAGTCCTACATTAGACCTACTGATTAGATTCTCTACTACCTTTTCTACATTGCTGTCTATGATTGTATAGATCTTTGTTTTCTGGATATAGGAATCTGGGGTCAAAGGTATGTCCTTCCTCAATTGCTTTTCGTTCATAGGCAGCATCTAAACAAGAAGGAGGAGGATAAGAAACACTAGTAGATACTTCATCATACATTAGCAAACCTTTCATGCCTCAGTCGATTTTTTCTACTTCTAAACCAAGTCCCACAATCAGAGCAACGATAACGCTGATAAGCGCAGGTTGATGTGTACGATAGGCCGCGTTTATGGTAATGAGTGCCACCACAATGAGGACAAACATTAGGCTCTTCGGTATATAGTCCCAGATTCGGATGATTTTTAATCCAAGGTAGAAGTTTAAAGTATAGATTTTCCAACATAAGTACGTCATTCTTATTGTACTTTTCCATTAACTTCCAAGCCTTCTCATCGTGGTTCATACAATCAATCCATAGTTGGAATGAAGTTTCAACCTTAGATCCAAGACCTAAACGTTGGCAAATGTAATCTAATTTATTAGATGTGAATCTAAATTGTCCACGTGCTGTATTAATTAGATCAACTTGTTTATATGGAGCTGGTGGAGGAAATCCTAGAATCAGAAATTCTTTATTCAGAGTAGGGATATCAAAGCTTTTCCCATTGTAATGAACTACGGCATCTGCTTCATCTAAAAGTTTGTGGATATTTGATAGCATCTTTTTACTACCTGAGTGGTAGATAGAGTCAAACATCACTTCCTTTTTACCTAACCATTTCGCAGACCAACAAAGAACTTCTGAACTGTCAATAAGCCTAGCTAGTGGAATGGTTTCTTTGAATAGTTTCCATACGTAAGCAGTGTTAGGACTAGTTTCAATATCAAGAAGAAGGATTTTCATTATCAACCCTTTCTTCTATAAGTTTCCATACTACTTCATATTCAGGCCAATCTTCTTCTACCACTACACATTTTATAGGAGGTTTTCCTCTTTTGGCTCTGATTAGTTCAACTTGATTAATAATATCAACAAGTGAATTATGGTAACTTGTGATTAGATCATCAAGATCTGTGTATTTAAATACTAGGTATCGTTCTTCTCGTTCCATCATTGAACTGACTCAGGTCCATTATGCAGTTGTTCAAGAGAGTAGTCTTCCGCCCTGATAAATGGTTTAGCTCCCTTTGCTAGTACTACGTTTAGTCCTACTTCTATTAGAAACTGTACTTGCTCTGGACTTAGGTTTGCTTGTACTTCTACTGCTCCCTCTGGTGTTTCGATTATCTTTTGAATTTGCATTATGTTCTAATAGCTCCTTTGGTATGCCGTCTTTCCAGTCATACCATTCAATGTTGTTTTTAGTCGCCCATTCTCCGTAGGTCGTCTTACTTTTTTTATTTAATCGAACCTTCGAGTTTTGAAATACAATGGCGATTCTTTTGTCTGGATGTTGTTCACGAAGCCACACATGCTTAATGCGATCACTGGCATCCCACTTCCCTTTACACTCAATGAAGACACCGCCCCTAGTCTTGAAGTCAGGGACATAAAATCTCGACTTACTCGGTTGGATGAAACTGATTCGCTCTGGTTCATGCTCTGCATTAGTTCCAAGGAATTCTCCTACAGTTTGCTCAAACTTGGATCTGTAATTTGGATCGTTAGGCCGCTTCTTTTTCGGAATCGTCATTAACTATATCCAAAGCACACTGTTTGTTGTCCGGCCTGTAATGACCTGTTAGTTGCCATCGACAGGGGAACCATTCATCTCCTTCTCGGTAGGCACCATGGACTGGCGAATCTCCTCCGCCTTCTGCATTATAGAGAGTAACTTCTGATCCGGCTCTAGTTCTAATTGGGAGTTTCCAATCAATTCGTTGATGTTCCAAATGTCTCCCTCCTTTCTCCAAATCCAAAGACAAGATCCATAGATATACATCAGTTCGTCGTTATTGTACGCTCCCCTGCATGTATCAAACATCTCTTGTTCTGTTTCACAACCTTCAAGCATTCGTGCAGCTTTCTTTTCACCTAAACCAGCTACACCGGGGATTCCATCTGCTCTGTCTCCTTTGAGTAGTTGTTCGTAGAAGTGACGAATACCCCCCATATATTCTACTGTGTACCATTCGTTTTTAACGAAGTTATAATGGTTTCCGGGAATTTGTAGGAGATCTTTATCAATAGAACAGATGATACTATCTTCTGTTTGATTATATCCAAGCATATCATCAGCTTCACAACCATGAGATATTTTGGCGTTCCAATTAGTTACCAAATACTCTTTACATGCTTGCCTCCAACGAGGATCTTGGACTTCCTTTCTATGGGCTTTGTACTCAGGAAATAACTTATACCTAAAGTTATCATCACCAGAAAGGAATACTTCATAAGTATCAGACTGTGTTACGTGTAAGACTTCACGTATTGATCTGTCCAGACGAAGAAGACAGATTGTTTCATCTGTCTCTTCGCTGGCAGCAGCAGTCCTATAGGCGAAGATATCGCCATCTAG